CCCGCATGGTTACTTGGTTTTCATCAGGACGAACCCGACGAGCCCCAAATGCCCAGTGGGTCCGACCATCCAAAGGAGTAGCGCTCACGAGCCTTGTAGCGAACGTTGCCGGTGTCGAAATCACCATCCATCGAGTTGGTCAGAGGCATACGCTCGAAATGCTTCAGACCGTTGGGAACGTCAGTGGTCAGGAACCATGCGTTGGTGTCGGTCAAGAAGTGGTTGACGGTGTAACCCTCGGGGATGGCACCCATCTGCTTGATAGCGTTGATGTCGTTATCGGCGGTGCTGACACGCAGTTCGGTGTCGAGCAGTCGCTTGGCGACGAACATCAGGCTGGGCGGAATCACCAACTTGCGGGGCTTGGCGGCGATCAACAGACCGCGTTCATCGGTCCACGCGGCGATTTGAATCACAGCGTTTTCCAGAGCGGTTTCGTTGAGGTCCACGCCAGTGGTGGGGCTGTTGTAGTTAACGCCGCCAGACACGAGCGGGTGGCCCACGCGAGTGTTGCTGGAGTTGTTACCGAACAGGGTCACGCCGTCGCCACCCAGATAGTTGCCATTGAACCCGTTGTTCAGAACGGAAGCGGCCTTCACCTGCTTGGTGTAAGCCATGGCACGGGCCAGCGACTTGGTGTAACGAGCAGACAGGCTGTCGTACAGGTTGTCTTCGATCGCCTCTTCGGTGATCGAGAAACCCAAGGCGATGGTCTCGTGGGTGTAACGGGCGGTGAACGCTTCTTGCGCGTTGTCGTAAGCGATGGCAGAGCCTTCGTTCTTGACGGGCGCGGCAGAGAAGCCAGCCAGTTTGGTTTCTTCTTCAAAACTACGCTCCGACTTCTCGGTTTCGTAGATTTCCTTGTGCTCTTCGCCGTAGCGAGCGTACTCCATGCCGAACAGAGCGTTCAAGCCGGGGAGCAGTTCCTTGAGCAGTTGTGCGCGTGAAATTGCCATGTTTTACTCCTTAGACGCCAGTCGTGTCGTTGTACTGGTGCAGGTTGAACTTCACCAGAAACTCGTAGTAGGTCGTGCTGGAGTTGTCACGGGGACCCGTGGCGCTCTCAGGAACAACGTCAACCACACGGATTGGCAGGGTGTTGGTGGTGTCAGCCGAGGCACCGTTGATCCCGTAGTAGGAATCGCCAGTGGCGGTCGAACCAGTCGCGGTGGCCAGAGCCACGTTGGAGCCGATGATCGAACGGCTGTACGCGGTGGGGGTCGTGGTGGTGCTGTTGGCAACCGACACAACTTTGAACACAGCGTTGGGGTCATCCACCACGTAACCAAAGGCCAGAGCGGTGCTGGTCGAAGCGGCGGCGGGGTAGTACTGGCCCTCAACGGTTTGACCGTTGCTGTTCACGTACTGACAACCCACCAACACACCGACGGAGTCGCCAGAGTTGGTCGTGGTCTTGGCCACCAGATAGCCGGTGGAGTCAATGGCAACGGTGTCGCCATTCAGGATTGCGGTAGCGTAAGCGGCCGCGATGGGGATTTGACGGATCGCTCCGGCGTAGGGCAGGCCGTCAACTCGGTTGACAGGCTTGAAGCCGTACGTCTTGGAAACAGTGGGGTAAGCCATTGTTTATCTCCAAATGAAGTGTCAGTTTTTACCAACGCTTGCTGTGGATTTCCGCTCCCTAAAGAGAGGCATCCGCGCGTCGCTTTGGCGCATGAAATTGTTGTCCACAGCTTCCGTCTGCTGTCTGGTTTGGTTGGCAAAATAGTCATTTCGCTGTTCCACCAGTTCACACGGGGTCTTGCAAAGCAACAATCCGCCGATCTCAATGTTGTCCTTGTAACGGGACGTGGGATCGACTAGCAGTCTAAATTTCGGTTGCTCTTCGACGCGCACCGGCTCCCAACCTTCACGGAGTTTGGCCGAGAGGTTGCGGGGATCGGATTGGTTGAGGGTAGCAACACGAATCCAGCGGTAACTATAACCAGCCTCTTTGTCCGGCTCAGGGAGAAGCTCAGGTTGCATCCACTGCTTGGGACGCTCCTGGAACTCTCGGTTGTCAGTTTCGCGTGTTTGTCGGGTGTTAGCCATTTTGTTTCTCCAGTTTGAGTTTCTCTAAAGCAAATTGTTCGGGGGTCAGATTAAACTTTTTTGCCAAGTTCATTTCTGATTGGGTCAGCTTCACTTTGTTGGAAGCGGTAGACCGTGTCGCTGGCGCAACAACTGTTGCGGGCTTT